ATTAGGTGACAAGGTGAATGACCGCAACGGGCAACGGGCAATCAGGGTGAGCGGTGGCGGAATGGACTTGGGCTACCACTTGGTGCACAACCTCTCAATGACATTGTACGGTGTCGAAAATCGTGGGGGCTACACACTCTCACACGACTGGGCGTAACTCATGGCACGCACAAAGCAACTGAACATCAACGCGATATTGAAAGCGTATGAAGCAGAAGCGAAACGAGCAGAGCGCAACGCGAAAGCGACACGGGGAGACCTATTAGAGCAGTACTGGCTCGCACACGCTTGTCAGGTCAGACAATACAAACAACAAGCAGAAAGGGTACAAGCATGAAGCAAGAAACAGACCCAAGCCAACGCTCCTACAGTTGGGGCGAAATGGCTGACCTAACACACGAAACACAGGTCGAGATATTTAACTGGTGTGGGTGTGAAGATAACGAAGGTAATGAGAACCCATATTCAGACTGTCCAACAGGAGATGGGGTAATCGGTATCGCATTAGACGCAGGTGGTTTAGTTTGTTTGCAATGCGCTAACGAACCAAGAAACAAAGGAGCATCATCACAGCCATCATACGAAGAGGGATACCCCGATGGCTATACCTGTGCTGAATGTGGTGACGAATGGTATCCCGAAGGCTACATCAAGGGAGAAGAAGAATGAAGGTTAGCAAAGCAATAGAAATGTTGTCGGAACTAAACGCCGATGGTGACATCGCACTCTCATGGTGGGGGCGTGAGTTATTTACAGAAGACGATGACCAGCCCGTATCAGAAGAGAAGTGGGCTTATGCGGTTGATGAGTTCGACAACGCAGGTGGGTACGACTCTATAAACGAGCAGGTATGGACTTACCTATGGGAAGCAACACAAGAAGCAACCAACAACAACAAAGGAGAACAGCAATGACAACAGAAACTATTAGAACAGAAATCATCCGCCAGTTTGAGGACTTGAGGTTCTTACTATCGGAAGGTATCAGGACAGGCGAGTTACAACCTATGCAAACTATCGCAATGCTTGAGCAACTTAATCAGGCGCAGTGGTTGATTGAGCAGGGCATGAAACAGGCGGTAGCCCAATGACCACCAAAGAATACTTGGTCAATGTTGTAGAAGAAACTCTTACCACCTACTTCATAGACGCAGAAACACCCGAAGAAGCAGAAGAAAAGTGGAGAGCAGGAGAGTACGACCTAGCCAAAGAACGAGGTGGCGAGGTTATAGATATTCAAGTAGAAGAGAACGAACCTAACGATAGAACAGGAGAAACGAAATGAACTACGCATTAGTAATCATATGGTTTGTTGCAGGGTACACAGTAGCAACCAAGCAGTATCTAAAAAAGATTGAGCGTGAGCAAGCAATCCGTAACCGTTACAAATGGCAACTAGGAAAGGGAATCAAATGAGCGCACAACAACAAGCAAAAGAGAACGCAAAACTACATCACTTCATCATCACCTTTGACACAGAGTTGGGCGAGTGGTTTCACGACACCGACCAAGAAGAACAACATTATCCTATGGGGACAATCTTCAACTGGATTACGGGCGAGTGGTTGAATGGGTACACGGGCGACAGCCACTTCATTGAAGGCGAAGAAGAGAACTGCAAGAAACTTGCCGAAGGTTTAGCACACATGAACAAGGACGCTCATGGAAACTAGCAACGATATTATAGATGACTTCATCAACACATGGATAACAAACGAACCCACAGCACGAGAGGTAGTCGAGGTGCTACGTAAGCGTTGGGGTTGGACTGTCCTCATCCATGAACTCAACGAATACGAAAACAGTTGAGAACACCAGCCAGTCGTTACCGCTACTGGAACTGGCAACGACAAGACACCAAAAAACAACAGGCATTACAAGACACCCCCCGATACCTGTACGTTGTAGTCCGACTAGTAGTAGGCAAAGAGTACGGGTGGTGGCGTGGCACAGAACGCAAACACGCTTTTACCCGTGACATCAACAAAGCCTGCAAGTTCCGTACCGCCGAGTGCGCCCAAGCAACAGCCGACAACAGCCTGCTCTACAAACTGGCAGATTACAAGGTGAGCAAAATAAACAAAACCATGTTAGACTAAGACCTGAACTGCCCCATTCCGCAAAGGTTTCCCCTTCCCTAGCGTTGAGTGGGGCTTTTCAATATCCCGAACGCAACACCGAACGCTCGGCAGGGGTTTTGCCACCCCACACACCGTACCTACGTTGCTCAAACTCTTCTGCTTCCATTGCGAACGCAAGACACTGCTTCTTCACAGAGCAACCTTTACACACTGCTTGTGCATCAACAAAGATACCTTTGGTCGAGATACCTGTGGGTGTGTCAGGGAAAAAGATGTTGCCATCCATACCTTTGCACACTGCATCATCAAACCATGCTAAATACTTTAATGCTGTCATCGGTTCAGTTCCCTTTCAATAGAAGCCATGTCACCCTTCAACTGGCTTATCAACTCTTGCAACTGCCGCACTTGCTTTCTTAAGTCAGCAATAATTTCTTCAGTCGTCTTCATCTTCCTCATATTTTCCACACCGTATCTCCCTTGTTATCCGTTCACCAACACACGGACACGGAGAAGGTTTCCCAGTGTCACGCATGGGTTTCCATCACATCATAGTTCGCGTCAGACATTTTTAATAATCGTCCAGTCTTCTCCAACGCAATCCACGAGGAAGCGTCAGGGTCACAGCCACAGCCGACCAGTCTTTGCTTATCTAGTTTCACTGTGAACCCACATTTGTTGCAACGCAACTTGGTTATTTGTTCCACAGTTTTTCTTTCACCATAGCCAAACACCCAACATACCCAGCCACATCAACAACAGTGTCATGTGACCACCTGCCTGCTTCCAATGCTGTCCTAAGACGCGACAACTTAACACTCACCATAAACAAGATGGCTTGCTCAACAGTTAAAGACACACCAGTCAGCCCCTCAAAAATGTCGCGGGTCTGCGTATAGTCCTCTAATGGGTGAGCGTACTCGTCATGGCGGTCACCTGTAATCAAATCGTATGCTTCGGTGAGTACCTCTGCACCATCAGTCGAATTGTCCACGAAACGGATTCCTCATTTCTATCATCAAAAAACTGTTTGCTTCCACTGCTTCTTTCATCTCTTTAGATTCATAGCATCGCATCACATGCAGACAAGGGTCTTGCCCTTCCATAAAATCTGCTTCCTCTGTAATAGACATAGGTACACCGTCATGTGTATGGCATACAGGTGGGGAAACAAACCCTGCTCGCATACCAATCTCTAACCACTGCTCAAAATCAAGCATCATAATGTCCATTAGAATGAATCATTCCCAAGAAACGGCACCGCACCAAACTTTTCTGTAACCATCGCAAGGTTGCGTTCAGTCTTGTCAGCGAACACAGCGTTGAATCGCATCGTCAAACCGATTTCGTCTGCCAAGATTTTGGTTGTCCAAACTTTGTTGCCATCCTTTTCATACGATGAGATGTCTAGTTTCCCTACCACAATTACACGGGAACCCTTCTCAATAGAAGACGCTGCAGTTTCTGCCATGTCACCAAAAACTGTGACGTTATGCCATGTTGTTTGCTTCTTGTCATCTTTACCTGATGTGGTGGCAACAGTGAAGTTGCCGATTGCTTTACCGTTCGCACCGTATTTCAGTTCGATTGGTTTACCGCAGTTCCCTACGATGGTGATGTTATTCATTTACCTACCTTCTCTTTCATTGGTTGTATTCTGGATGATGTTCTGTTATCTTCTGCACTAATACACACATGTGTCGGGGGTTCAGATACACGGACATAGGTGTTTAGGGTCATGCCACAACGGTCACAAAACCATCGTGTTGCTGTACGTCCCTTCATAATGTCATGCTATCAGGGTGCTGGTATCGCCCAAGGATTCCAACCCCACCCGTACCTGTCCATTCCATACTGATGGATGGCAAGCCCTGCCGTAAGGCAGACTGTTGGGTTGAATAGGTCTGCTGGTCGTTGAAGGATGTCTTGTGCGCGTAGCCATTTTGTCCAACTGCCGTTGATTTGTAGCAAGCAACGACTTCCACCGAACGGGTCTTGTTTGTTCCATGCTGTGTTATCCCCTCTGCTCTCTCTGTTAATAACGAAATCTAATATCGGTAAATCTTTTTCAGCCCAACCAACCTGCCGTGCTAACTCCCACCACTTACCTTGCAAGGCTGTCGGTGGAACTGGTGGTGTGGCTTCCCTTACATTACGAATCTGTACCGTCGATGATGGTGTCCCTTCGGCAGATGGTGCTTCTGCTACTGCTACCGTTGCCCCTAAAGCAATCAAACTTATAAAACTTGTGATGATACGTTTCAACAATTTATTCTCCTAATCGTAAGCGGATAGTGACATCAACTCCTTCACTTGCTCTGGGTATATAAGAAAACCTTTCGCTGGGTTGTCGGATGTTTGCGCTGCGATGCGCTCGGGCAGATGTTGTATGTTCGCCTTGATGTAACGGCGTAACCTGCTGGTTTCTATTATAACAAACGCCGATGGCGAAAACAAATACACCCACCACCTTGCCTTAGTCACAGCAATACCTGACGGTTTCCATCCAGTATTGTGCGGGTTCTGTTCAAACTCAACAAAGATACGACCATTACGATACCTGTCGTACTTTACTTCAAACGAACCGTTACTTAAGTCAGCAAGAAATGTTTTAACAATCTCTTCGCCTTCATGTCCGAACGCTAAATCTTTTGTGAAGTCATGCGGATTGATGTCATGTGACGGTGCATACCCTTCGGTGCGTTCAATCACTCGATGCCATCTACAGTGCGTTCAACAATAGGTTTCTGTGATTCATACCCACGGTTGATGTAAGCGTCCATTGCGTCACGTTCACGCGGTGTTGCACCCATCCAATCAACTGGACGTTTCGTACCGTAGATGCGTTCCATTAAACATTCGTATAGTTCACGGGTGATGTCATCCATTGCGTACTGCTTCCTCGTATGCTTCCACCGCACGGTTCATCTGTTGTGCGTCTTGTTCATAGTTCGCTTCAACTAATGCTGTAGCAATTTCTTTCCAATCAATGTCCATTAGTAGCCTGCTTTCTTTAATAGTTTTAATAGTTCATCCAACCTTAAGACCGCATACTGGTCGGCAGGATTACCGTAACTGCGACGCTTCGCAACCACAATCCCAATCTCAGCACCAGCGTTAATACGTTCAACCTCAGCCTCATGTAACCAGCCAGAAAAGTTCAACGTCTTATGGTTCTTACATTCCCAAACTAAACGAGGGTCAGTACCTGTGATGTCGCCCTTATCTAAAGCACCATTCAACGAACGACGCTCAACAAACGGATACATGTCTTTCAGATAGTTCACTATGAACGTCTCGAAGTTCGTGCCTTTAGCACGTTCTTTAGACACGGGACATTTCCTCGGCAAGTAACTGTCGAAACAAAAGACTGCGTGACACACCACGCTTCTCACAAAGTTTCACAATGTGTTCCATCTGAATGGTGGTCAATCTAAGAGACACCATCTTTGTCGAACGATAGATACCAGCAGGGTCTACGGTGCGTGTCGCTGCCATTATGCGCCTTCCTTAAATGATTTCAAATCGTTGAACGCTGAACGCAACAACGGAAGATGGCTGTTCAATATGATTGCACCTTTGCCCCAGTTCACTTTGGCATTGTCAGCAACTACTTCAGGTGTGAACCCTGCCTTCTCACAAGCGGCAATGAACTGTTCAATCTGTTCTTGTGATAGCGGTGCATCACCAACGGGTTCTGCTTTCACTACTTTGGGTGCTGGTGTTGCCACTGGTTGTGAGTGGTCATCCCATTCTTGTTTCGTCCACAACGATAGACAGATACCGAAACGCATAGCAGAGTTACGGATGAAGTCTGATACCAACTCTTTGAGTAGGTCAGGTTTGTTGTGCATGACTGAGCCGATACCGAGACGGCGTACACCTTGCACTGTAAGCCAACCTGCCATGTGTGCCATGCCGTTCTCAACACGGTACGCAGGTAAACCGTTCACATCAAACGCAACAGGTTCCCAAGTCCATTCGCTATCAACTTCGATAAGCATTTTTGTTATATCTGCGTGCCCAACAAAGGACAAAGACTGCCCTCCCTTGGGTAGTTTGCCTACAATTTTTGGGTCTGGCACACCGTATGCGCCAAGGATTTCTTCTAGTTTCATTATCTTTCCCCTTTCAAGAGAAGTGTTCTGTTGGTTACTTGCTTACTATATTTTTCTGTAAGAGCAGGCTCATTCATCTTCAACGATTTAATATCCAACGAAGCCCATGACTTACCCTTCCATGTTGCAATGATTGTTCCATCGACAGTAGCAACTTCGTTCGGTCCAATCAAATCGCACAGTTCTGCTTTCAACCTGTCCTCAATTTCACCGTACGATTTCAACTCCGACTTCACATGCTTCAGTTGTGTAACCAACTCTTTAGCCGTATGCGGAAGTTCAATAGACGTAGGTGCAGGCTTCTGGTAACGAGCGGTAATAGTTTCATAAGACCAATGGACTCCTTCTGGGGTCATACCCAAATCAATTGCGGTCAACCATTTGGCAACCTTCTCACAGTGTTCTTTAATCTCACCATCGCTGATGGTTTGCTCATAAATATGGAATGTCATGGACGCATCAAAGATTCCCCATGTCACATGACTTACGTCAGCACAGATGGCTTGTTGAATACCTTGGATACGCCAGTAGTCGGGCATTTCGCCTGACCATTCACGGTTCATAGTTTTGATTTCAAGTATCTTGCGGTCATCACCGTTCTCATAGAAACCGTCGAGGGTGGCAATCATGCGTGCACCCTCGTCTGTTTCACAAGCAAACATTTCTTCAGGTGTAATCCATTGGATGCCTGTGCGTTGAATAGCCCAGTTGATGCACAGTGGTTCAAGGTCATTGCCACGGGTCATTGCCCATGTGGGTGGGATAGGTGCGGGGGGTATGTCACCTAACATTTCTGCGGCGTACTTGTCCATTGGAACAAACGGGTGTAGCCCGTAGATTGCGGCTACTGCTGATGCTGATAACCGTTTACGTTTCTGCTTATCCCAGAAGCGTGTGTCTAGCCAGTCTTGTTCGCCGTGGGTTGGTTTGGTAATGCGGTAACGTGTGATTTGCATGTGTTCCCTTTCGTAGTGGTTCCTTCATGTATCACCATACACGGGTGTGATACCTATGTCAAGGACTATCCCAAGATTTTTATTGAACGAACCATCCCAGCAGGAATATGTATAGCGTGGATACCCTCGCCCTTACATAACGTCTGCCACAAATTCACGTGGTCTTTCTTCGAACCTGCATCACCAACAGCAACCAAAAAACCTACGCTCGCAACAATACATTCACCATCATCCTCATACTCATCCATGTCTTGCCATCCACCTTCGGAGAGATGTGTGTCAGCCCAGTGGACCAACACCATTGGTGGTTCAGTCTTCGTAATTGGGTTCGGTGTCATGTTCCCCTCGTTCTTTACAAATCGCACAGTACTTACCTTCGGCATACAACCAACTGATATTGCAGTCAGGGCAGGTCAGCCAGTCTTGTTGGGACATGGGTTTAGTCTAGTGAACTTCCAGCCATCTGGAGAGTTTTAGCATCCTCAACTATCAGACGGTCTAAGGCTCTAAGAACGGTAAAGAACTCGTCTTCTTCAGGGCGGGAAACCCTTGCTGTTACAAGGAATTTGCGGATTGTGTATAACGTTTCGCGTGTCATGGGACCAGCAAATATAGCCGAACTTGCAACTGTTATTCGGTTACTTTTTGTGGTTTTCTACATGCTCCGAAAGTTTGTTTGCAACAACATCTATCTTGTCTTCGGTACGGTAAATAGTTTTGTGCATACCCCTCAAAATGCTTTGCACTACAGCATGGTCGTCACGGTTTTCTTTAGCGAACCTAGCAACAAGGACTGTTAGCAGACCGAAAGTACCAGCAACAGCAGCAGCGAGAACAGTAGCCCAACCAGCATCCATGTCATACTGCTTTCGCAGCGAGAAAGGCTGCAACCGCAGGCGGAACATGGTTTCCTTGGGTGTAGCGGATGTGCCACGGCTCTGACTGAACCTCATGCGAGAAGCCAAACAGATGTTCATTGGCAAGCATCCAAGCAAGTCTAGGTCCTGATGCTGAAGCCACATCGACCGCAATAGCGAGGTTATGCTGCGATTTTCCTGGTGTCGCCAAACAGGCTTGACCTTTTTTGAGATACCATTTCTTGCCCTCAAAGGTGCGTGTGTCTGGGTTGCCCGTGTCTTCTAGTTGGTACCTTAAAAAAAATGCTTTGGTTTGTAATTCGAGTGTTCGATATGTGTCACCGCTACTCGTCGGAGTCAGTTTGATACCAGCCTTATCAGCCGCATCAACCATTGCTTCCCAAGCATCAGCAGCACAATGATGCAACGTACCACCAACAGTTTTGCGTAGTTTATCTGGGCTTAATTTTCCAGGCACAGCACCCTTAAGATGGTCACAAAGTTTTACTGGTACAACAGGGTAAGTCACTAGCAATCCCACTTTCGTAACGCCAATGCTTTACGTGTCGGTCTACCTTGAGAATCTTTCATAGGTCCAGGCATACCACCCATTCTTGCACAAAAAGATTTACGACGAGCAGCATCTTTAGGTGACTTCGCTGCCTGCTTCGCTGACACAGGTGGTTTCAGATTCATACCTTGTGCTTTAGCAGACGCACGACCTTTAGCGTTCAAACCGCCAGTAGGATTCTTACCTTCTTTGCGTTGCCACGCAGCAGTCTTAGCCATTACTTTTTCTTTGGTTTGGTGTGCTTCAAAACTTTGCTTGACGCAGTGTGCTTTGCACCAGTATGGATTTGACCATCCATCTTATGTGTCGCGCCCATATATTCTTTGCCATTAGGCAAATAGTGTTTAGATGATTTGCTCATTACTTTTTCTTCTTAGCAGCGTTCATATTGTCAACCAAATTCGGGTACGGGCGACCAGCCGCTTTAGCCGAAGCCTTCGCAGCAACCTTCTTCTTAGGAGAAAGTTTCTCAGATTTTTTGGCAGGGTTTTTTGTTTCCCAAACAGGCTTACGCATTACTTCTCAGATTTTGCGCCGAACGCGCTGTTGATTTCTTCCATTGTAAGTTTGCCATCAAGCGAAGCCTGAGCAAGTTTCTGTACCACTGTTGCACAAGCAGCAAAACCAGCAAGCACAGCCGACTTCCAAATCTCTAGTTCAGGGGCAATCACAGCACTACCACCAACGATAGCCAATGCTGAGGAGAGGAATACTGCCACGATACGACCAACAATGTCTTGTGCTTTTTTCATTCTGATTCCTTTGTGCTGAGAGTTAATGCTGCGTGTAACACTAATGATACACCAACCACCCAGATAGCCTGTCTTAAGGTAGGACCCGACAGGGTGATAAGGACTAAGCCTGTGCCTGCGTATGTCCAGGCATTGTCTTTGATGAGGTCAGTGAGGCGTTTCATTTCCGTTTTATCTTACTACCTGCTGCTGTGAGGGTTGTCCCTGCTGCGATGGCGATGAGGGTTCGTCGTTCTCCCACAGGGATATTGGAGCCTGTTGGCACATAGTCGTCGAACCCACCAAAGATGTCTATGGTTTGTTCAAAGGCTTTTTGGACAGCCAAAGGTGCGTTTTGGATTGCTGCTGTGAGTTCGGCTATTTGTGTCTCGTCTAGTGCCGCGACTTCGATGGTTTCAAAGATTTCTGTGGCTTGTTCTTCGGTGATGACAGCCAACACTTCGGGGTTGGTGGCGAGGGCTTCGGCTTGGTCTGGTGTTACTGCGGTGGCAAGGATTTGGGTGATGAGTGCTACTGCTTCTTCGGGGGCTAGGTCTGCGATTGTGTCTACAACGGTATCGAACTGTTCTTCGGTAAGGGGGATGTCTGTGTTGCCAGCGTCTAGGAGGGCTTCTACGAGTTCGGGTGGTAATTCGGCTATAAGTTCTGTTGGGAGCGTGTCAAGCGTTTCTGGTGCGTCTGAGGGCATGTCTAGTGGCAAAGGCATGGTGTCGGGTGGGTCTTCGACAAACGGTAGCGTATCGGGTGGACCAATAGTAGGGTATGTGACCACAAGTTCAGGTAATGTGTCCACAATTTCGGGTGGTAGTTCTAAAGTATCTGGCGGGAAACTTTCAATCTCAGGTGGCAAAACGATTGTGTCTGGTGGCAAAGGGATTGTGTCCACAGTTTCTAGGATTGGGTCTGGCACAACATCAGGACTAGGCTGGGGAAATGGGTTTGTTTCAATCTCTGGCGGAGGGGGCATTGTCTCTGGGATGGTTGGTATCACTATTTGTGGTGGCGGAACCGTTGCTGGCGGGTCTGGCATTGTTGGCTCTGGTGGGTATGTGGAGGTTGTTTGAGGTGTCGTAGTAGTTGAGGGGTTTGTTACAGGCACAGTCGTAGAGGGTGCAGTAGTAGTAGTGCTCGTCGTTGTAGTCGTGGATGAAGTTGTGGTTGTCCATGTTGTTGTTGTCTCCTGAACAGTTGTAGTGGTATCTGGAACCGTGGTATCTGGAACAGTTGTATCCGCAGGGATACCATTAGTTGTGAACGCTTCATCGGGAACTATCTCGAACCCTAAGCCATCAATGTTCCAAGCCAGAAGCAGGCATGATGACCCTCCATTTTCGTACATCCACAGGTCAAGTGGTTGGCTGCCTGCACTAATGTCTATCTGACCAGACTCCATCCAAGTGCAGCCCTGGTCCCACCAGTCGCCCCATTCGTTACCGTTAATGTCAATGATGCCACCGTCATCTGATGCCAACCAAAACTCTATGGTGTCATGTTGGGGTATTTCGATGAAGCCTGTCATGTGAACCATGAACAAGTCGTTTGTGCAATCTAGGTACGGTTCCCCGTCATAGGAACGGTTGATGTTGTTTTCCACTTCACTACCGCAAACGGTATAGATGTTGTCTGACCGTGTGGGAGGTACGGTATCTATTGCGTAATAGGTAGCCTGTAGTCCTGCTATCGGTTCAGCGTTAGCGGATGGTGCGAACAGTGCGAGTATTGCTACTGGCGCAAATATCAGCCAACGAGAACTACGCACATCTTAACTATTTTGGTATCCGTACACACGGATAGTTCCGCCAGTTAAAGTACCGCTGTCTGGTGTCAAAGTAAAATCCGTATAAGAAGTGGCAACATTGTGATAACCAGAATTAAAACCAGCACCAGCACCCGAAATTGCGATGTACTGTCCAAAAATTGTTGTTCGTGCTGCCAAAAATGGATTCACTAACTCAACATTTAAGAATATGCCAACGCTGCTTTGGCGTCCTGCTCTAGTCCATGATGTTGCGTTATCGTCAGAAGCGTTTGATGCTGTAGCGCCCGTGTAATTAATTGTGTTTACTCCTGCATAATAACCAGTAGCACTTGCACCTAACTTTAATCCTAATTTTGCATCAACTGAACCAACGCCGCCCGATACAACAATTTTGTATGAGTCATAGGTTGCACTGAACGCAGCAGCCACAGTCACACTTGAAACTGCGCTACCAATAGTGACCACACCACCAACTGCTGTACCACCAGACGAACAAGTTGCAGTAGTAACAAGTTGCAAACCGCCTGTACCTGTCCACGCTGTACCACTCCAAACGAGCAGTGCGGAAATAGTGGTGTCATAAATTGCTTGACCTGTGTACGGTGACGCAGGGCGAGTAGCAGTAGTACACACAGCAGGCTGAACCAAAGACTGCGCACCCAAAACGGTAGACAACGGCATTACATTCCTCCCAACAATAGTTGTGCTTCATCAGCGGTGATACCAAGTTTATCTAGCAACGCTTCACGGGCAGACGCTTTGTCGGCTTTGGCTTTTGCTTCTGCTTGTGCTTCAGACCTCTGCGACTCAATCTTTGCAATCTCATCTGCTGTGGCATCTCGCACTAGGTCATCTATCTGTACCTTGTATGTCATGTCATGCCCTAACTATTTGAGTATCCGTAAACGCGAATAGTGCCGCCTGTCAATGTGCCAGTATTAGGAATTATTGTAAACGCTGTAAATTGCGTTGTGTTATTAGCAAAACCTGAACCCGTACCGCCAACACTTGTTGTATCTAAATCGTTATACCAAGTTTGAAAAACGGTATTTTTAGCCAAATTAGGCGAAAGTAAATAAAAGTTTGCCGCTAATGAATTAGATGAACCAACGCCAGCCCTAGACCATAACGCGGCGTTGTTGTCTGCACTATTATTTGATGCACCGCTGCTATAAGTGACTCGCGGATAACCTGCGTAATAACCCGTTGTTGTGCTACCCAATTGTAAACCTAAGTTTACTGCGGTGCTAGCAACGCCGCCAGCAATAGTTATTTGATAATTGTCGTATGTTGCACTAAACGCACTGGAAACCGTGACGCTTGAAACTGCCGTACCAATAGTTTGCGCCGTAATCAAAGTTAATGCGCTTACTGGAGCCCACGCCGAACCCTTATACACCACCAACGAATCGGTATCAGTCTCCGAAATAACTTGACCATCAAACGGAACCGTAGGTCTGCTCGTAGATGTGGCTACACCCATGCGTAGACCTTGTGTTGTAGCAGAAATTGTCATCGTAAAACTCCAAGCGTAGAAATCATTATGACCAACTCACATTCCCTGTACCAGCAGTAATTGTAGCCCGTTTGTATCCGCCACTCGCTGACGACTCTGTACCAGTTAAACCTGAACCGATAGTAATTGTGAGTGTGTCTGCGTAACGCAAAATAACAACACCTGAACCACCTGCACCGCCTACCGAAGTAGAAGTATGCGAACCGCCACCACCACCGCCACCAGTGTTTGCCGTACCAGCAGTTGCCTGAGTGTTCGTTCCATCGACAGCACCTTGACCACCGCCACCCGAACCAGCAGCACCACGAGTACCACCATATGATTGACCACCAGCACCACCACCATAAGTGACACTTGAACCAGTAATAGAAATTGCTACACCCGAACCGCCAGCACCACCAGTAGAACCTGACGCATTTCCCCCACCAC